TCTAGCTATTGAACAGTTGAAATCTATCTCGGCCTTCGATGGACTGGTTAAGTATCTTGAGTCACACACAGAACATAAAGAAGACCTTAGGTGGATGCGACATTTGTCTCATCTTGATTCTGTACGCGGTACCAGTTGGGCAGACAGTTTAAAAATCGCAAAATATATGAAGGAAAAACCTTGACCGAAGACAGTGTGCGTATTCTTATTTGTGGTGATAGCTTTTGTGTACCAGATCGTATGTTTCCAGGATTGCATTGGTCGGAGAAAATATTAAATCACTCATCAACATTTAAAATTTCTAATCTTGCCTACGGTGGCAGCAGCAATGCACTGATTTCATTGCAGCTATTACAAGGGTTAAAGTTAAATCCTGATTTTGTGATATTTTCTTTCACCAACCCACTTCGATATGAATTTGACAAAGATATTGCTGCACTTACTGAGTCTTTGACCGATCAAGAGATTGCAGATCATCTTTATCTCAACAGACGCTACACTACCACTTGTTATTCTGACAACAAAGAAAAAATAAAAACAACCGATCATTGGTTGGCCACAGCGGCCTCAATGAACATGGAAATGATGAAAAATTATATGTATGTGTTGATGTGTATGACTACTTGTGCCACACAAAGAATACCATTTTGCTATAGCATTGGTGGATTTGAAGATATTGTAAAACTGTCTGATTCTAACTATATAAAAAACTTTACCGACTATTATCAGTATCAGGAACTGATAACAAATCTATGGCATCATCGCAGCGATGGGCTCAGACCGTGGCATCATGTGAGTGACGATGCGGTCCAGGCTTTGTTTGCTAATGAATGCATTGATCATATTTTAAGGAAAAAATCTTGTTAAAAGACTACGGAGTTGACGTACAACGCCTGTTCTTGGAGATGATGTTAGAGGACGCACAAGGCTATGTACGTGTGCAGAACATCTACAATCCAGAGAACTTTGATAAAAGCCTGCGACCTGTTGCTGCGTTTATCAAAGAGCACGGCGACAAATACAAGACCTTGCCGGATCGCGCACAGATAGCAGCCACTACTGGTATCAAGCTACAACCAGTACCCGAACTCAACGAAGGACACTTTGAATGGTTCATGAACGAGTTTGAATCGTTCACACGCAGACAAGAACTTGAACGTGCTATCCTCAAAGCAGCAGACTTGTTGGAAAAGGGTGATTATGATCCTGTGGAGAAACTGATCAAGGATGCTGTGCAGATTTCTCTGACCAAAGACATGGGCACAGACTACTTTGCTGACCCGGCAGCACGGATACGCAAGTATTTTGAATCGGGCGGGCAAGTGAGCACAGGCTGGCCACAGATGGATAGATTGCTGTATGGTGGATTCAGTCGAGGCGAACTCAACATCTTTGCCGGCGGATCAGGATCAGGTAAGAGTTTGGTCATGATGAACATAGCATTGAACTGGGTACAATCTGGACTCAGCGGTGTGTATATCACATTGGAACTGAGTGAAGAGCTTACAAGTCTTAGAACAGATGCCATGCTTACAAACATGAGCACTAAAGACATACGCAAGGACATTGACACAGCGGAACTCAAAGTTAAACTGGTGGCCAAGAAATCCGGCAACTATCAAGTGAAAGGATTACCGGCACAATCAAACATCAACGACATTCGTGCTTACTTGAAAGAGTATCAGATCCAAACAGGTAAGAAGGTAGACTTTGTGATGATTGACTACTTGGACTTGTTGATGCCTGTGAGTGCCAAGGTTAGTCCAAATGACCTGTTTGTGAAAGACAAGTATGTGAGTGAAGAACTGCGTAACTTGGCCAAAGAACTACAGATGCTCATGGTCACTGCTAGTCAGCTGAATAGATCAGCAGTGGAAGAAGTGGAGTTTGATCACAGTCATATCTCGGGTGGTATTTCAAAGATCAACACAGCAGATAATGTGTTTGGTATCTTGACATCACGTTCAATGAAAGAGCGCGGTAAGTATCAAATACAATGTATGAAGTCGCGCAGTTCAACAGGTGTAGGACAGAAAATTGATTTGGAATATGACATTGACACCATGCGTATCACAGATGCAGGCGGAGACGAAGCTGATAACGGATTTCGCAAACCCAGCAGCGTGATGGAATCCATCAAGGCTCGTGCTAGTGTTGCACCAGCAGATACATCAGCACCGATCAAATGGGAACGAGGCCAAGCTAAGCCGGGCGTAGATCCACTTGACCCTACACCAAAGATCACAGCAGATGTGCAAAGCAACAAGCTCAAGGAGCTGTTGGGCAAGATCAAAACTGGATGATGTATGTATAAAATTGAAGAAATAAAACATGTTCATCTAGAAATATCCAGTAGGTGCAATGCGGCCTGCCCACTATGCCTAAGAAATTTTTATGGATATCCGCACAATGATGGGTATGTTGAGCATGACATGACCTTGGCACAGGCGCAACAAATATTCCAACCAGAATTTTTAAAACAGATAAAAGTGATTTATATCAACGGTAATTTTGGTGATGCCGTGATGAATCAGGACACTATTCCTATTGTTGAATATTTTAAATTGCACAACCCCAATCTCCACATAGGGATCAGCACCAATGGTGGTGCAAGAGATCGTGATTTTTGGCAAGCATTGGCACACAACAAAGTGGAGGTGATATTTTGCATCGACGGTATAGATGAAGTTCATAGTCTTTACAGACAAAATACATTGTATTCAGTAGTGATGAAAAATGCCAAGACATTCTTAGAAGCAGGCGGCAGTGCGGTCTGGAAGATGATTGATTTTGATCACAATCGACATCAACAAGAGCAAGCCAGACAACTCAGTAAAGAAATGGGATTTTTTTGGTTCAATCTAGTGGACCACGGAAGAAACAACGGACCGGTATTTGATAAAAATAAAAATCTATCGCATGTGATAGGCAAGCCATCGACTACAAGTTTTGAAGTGTTATGGCACGATAAAATACATAATGAGGTCACCCTGGATCATCTGATGAATTCTCGACCACCTCGCCCAATCAGTTGTCAAGTAAAAGCAGACAAATCCGTGTATATCTCCAGTGTGGGAGAAGTATATCCTTGTTGTTATATGGGATACAGTCCCAAGACTTACGGAAATGGAAACTATTACGGCCCGATCAACAAGCAGATCAGACCCATGATCAGTGACAACAATGCATTGGAGAAACCGCTAGCGGATTGTATTTCTTGGTTCAATAAAATTGTTGAATCCTGGGAGATTTCCACGTTTCAGCAAGGTCGGCTGGTGATTTGCAATGACACCTGCGGGTGCTAGATATGTATAACATTGAAGAAATAAAATATATCCATCTAGAAATATCTAGTAGATGTAATGCCGCATGCCCGTTATGCCCTAGAAATTTTCATGGATATCCGTATAATGATGGTTATGTTGAACATGACATGACCCTGGACCAGGCTCAGCAAATATTCCAACCGGAGTTTTTAAAACAACTCAAAGGAATCAATATCAATGGCAACTTTGGTGATGCTGTGATGAATCAGGACACTGTGGCCATCGTTGAATATTTTAGATCGCATAACAGCGGTCTCCACATATCGATCAGTACCAATGCCGGCGCAAGAGATCGTGAGTATTGGCAGGCATTGGCTCGCAATGATGCTGAAGTGATGTTTTGTATTGATGGCATAGATGAAGTTCACAGTCTCTACAGACAGAATACAATGTATTCGACTGTGATTAAAAATGCCAAAATATTCATTGAAGCAGGTGGAAGAGCTGTTTGGAACATGATTGATTTTGATCACAATCGTCATCAGCAAGCTCAAGCTAGACAACTCAGTGAAGACTTAGGGTTTGTTTTTTTTAATCTAGTAAATCAAGGAAGAAATCGAGGACCGGTGTTTGATAAAAATAAAAATCTAGTTCATGTGATGGGCAACCCACCAACCACAAATTTTGAGGTGTTATGGCAACACAGAACCCAGCATAAAACATCACTGGAAGAGCTCATAAACAGCCCAATGAGACCAACTCCTGTTCTGATCAGTTGTCAAGCAAAAAAAGAAAAATCATTATATATCACTAGTGTGGGCGAGGTATATCCCTGTTGCTTTCTTGGGTTTAGTCCCAGAACTTATGGAACCGGCATCTTGCACGGTGCTGCAAACCCTCAATTGATACCATTGATTAGTGACAACAACGCATTGGAGAAATCTTTGTCGGAGTGTATTTCTTGGTTCAATAAAATTGTTGAATCCTGGGAAATCCCTACATTTCAGCAAGGTCGGCTGGTGATTTGCAATGACACATGCGGCACCAAAACCAATAAATAAACCAAAGGCCCTTGAACGCAATGCAAAAACGCACCCGTAGTCTATTGGAAGAACTAGATTCAATGTATGTTGAGCGTGAGCGCGACTTGATAATAGAAAGCCGCGCATCCAACATCATTGCTGGTGCCATTAACTTGTTAGAACAGATAGACGCTTCCTATTCACCAGAGCAAGCAGAAAATCTCACACGCAAAATGCTGAATGCAATCCGTACAAGAGATGCAAGCAAATTTGCTAGAACCGTAAGGCGTAGTCATGCAAATCAATAACTGCTGGAAGGCGGAAACGTATTCAAAGGCCCCAAAGGCGAACCACTCACACAACGGATCAATCGTCAAGATGTGCCTGCCACGATCCGTTGGATAGAGCAAGTTACTGGTATAGAATTCCCTGAGGACCGTTGGCTAGGATCGACTGGCAAGAAACCCACATCTGGCGACTTGGATCTAGCTGTGGATCTCAATGAAGTAAGCAAAGAACAACTGGCTGGAATACTCACACAATTTTTACAGAGTCAAGGAGCCGATCCTAGAGAATATGTGGTCAAAAAAGGTGAGGTGCATTTTAAAACGCCCATTGGTGGTGATGCCAATCGCGGATTTGTGCAGACTGATTTTATGTTCTTCCCTAATCTAGATTGGGGTCAGTTTTATTACGGTGGCGGTGTGGATTCAGAATACAAAGGCATGAACCGCAATGTGTTAATGTCAAGCATAGCCAAACAGCAAGGACTCAAAGTTGGTGCCAACGGCATGTTTTCTCGTGCCACAAATGAACTGGTCAAACACGGCATGGACCCTGACTATGTGGCTAGTGTACTATTAGGTCGTGGTGCTACTCGTGATAACTTAAAAAATGTAGAATCAATCTATGCTGCACTTAGCAATGATCCTGACCGTGAAGCCAAGACAGCAGACTTCCGTGAATATCTAGCCAAGGAAGGCATACGAGAGCCCGACATGACTGTGAGAGAAAGTGATGCTAACTTCCTGGCCCGGTTGCGTGATCGTATCGTGAATCAGGGCATGCAACCATTGATTGAAACCAAGCGATCATATCAACTGTACGAAGAAGAACCTGCTGCTGTTGGTGGCAAAGCCAAAGGCATCGAGCACTTGGAAGACTATGTGTTTCGTAGTGGATCTGCGGGGGTGGATCGGGCACTTCAAATAGCCGACTCTTTCTATTCAGATCCTAAAACAGGATCAGTGAAGTGGGATGGTAAGCCTGCTGTGGTGTTTGGCCGTAAACCTGAAACTGGTGAGTTTGTGCTCACAGATGACGCAGGATTCACTGCGGAAAGATTGTTTACCAGTACCGATGAGGTTGCTACAGACTTGGCACGTCGAGATGCCAATGCTGCGGCCAAAGGCAATAAAGCAGATAGAATACAAACCTTATTGCCCACATATGAAGCTATCTGGCCATATCTTGAAGCAGCCACTCCTAGGAACTTCCGTGGATATGTCAAAGGTGATCTGTTGTATACATCCACTCCGCCAGTGGAAGCAGGCAATCTCGTATTCCAACCCAACACAGTGGCGTACAGAATTCCTGTGGCTAGTGATCTAGGAAAGAAAATAGCCAACAGCGAGATTGGTGTAGCAGTACACACCATGTATGCAGATGTAGACGCTCCCAAGCAACCACTCAGTAGAGTTAAATTTAATCCTGTAGAAGGATTGCTGCTGATAGAACCTATCTATGCTCAAGCGGTGCCTAAGAACAATGACATAGCCAAGAAGATAAAAACACTACTACGACAGAATCGAGCAGCTATTGACACATTGTTTAACCCTATGGAACTGCGGGCTATGAAGATCACTGACTTGGCTAAGTTAGCAATAGACTACATCAACAAACGGGTAGATCCAAGACATGCTGCTTACACAGGTGATTTTCGTGATCTAGTACCGGGATTTATGTCTTGGTTACAACAGACCCAAACACCACAAAAGGTCAGCAACATAGCGCAGTATCTGCGTAGTCCTACCAGCAATGAGCAAGGCTTGGCTGCTGCGTTCTTGTTGTTTGAATTGCTACATGATCTCAAACTGGATCTGCTGGGCAAGTTGGATGCACAGGTGCCAGGCAACGAAGGATGGGTATTCGCCACCCCTGTAGGCTATGGCAAAGCCGTGAACAGATTTGACTTTACTGCCAGAAACAAAGCACGAAACAACTAGCCAAGAGCGTGATTTTTTGCCAGATTCATAAATAAGAGTAGGGCAAAAGCCCACTTTTTAGGAGATTTTAAAATGGCAGGATTTACAAAAACAAACGGTACCACACAACCAGTGTTCAACATGGACACAGCCAATGGTAACATTCAAGGCACAGCTAACATTGCTGCAACTGGATCAGTTAACTTTCAAGGCCCTAAGCTGGATTTCTTCAGCTTGGTTGCCAACGCTACTTTGTCCACTTCTGGTAATGTCAATGGCTACATCAATAACATTTTGCAAGCCGTTCAGACCAAAGGCACAGTGGCAATGTATCAGGTCAGCCCAGCTGCACCTACAATTCTTAACTTGGCTATCTATCCTACAGGCGCTTACAGCAATGTAACACTGTTGGCCACAGCCAATGCTGCTACAGTATCAACAGGCGGTCAAGACATCCAGTTGAATTCATGTGCCGGTAACGCTGTGTTCGTCACAAGCGCAACCAACTTTGCTCCAACCTAATTTCAGGTAGTAGCGAACGATCAAGGCCCTGGTTTATTTCCAGGGCTTTTTTTTGGCCGTAAATACTGCATGACCTTGAGTATTCGTGTAACCACCGATTTTGATTGTAGACCCACTGGTGTCACTGGGCATTTTCGTCCTAACATCTTGCCCATAAAAGATCAACAAGGGCAGGCTGTGACCAATCAAGCCACATGGTTGCGTAGTAGAAATCAACAACGCAACTGGGAAACTATCATGCAGTTGATCAGTCTATATACACAGCCTTTGCGTGTGAGTCGTGTGAGATTAGAGGATATGCGATGGCAATTTGATTTTGATACAGATCTAGAAGATGTGTTCAAACTTGACGACGATCCAGTGGGCCGCCTACGGCGAGCATGTAACGGTGTGCCTATAATAAACTATGTAGAACAAGAACTCACAACATTATTGCATCCAGATGTGAACATTTGGTTTGAGTCTTTGGACCATAAATAACTTCATGGACACCACAGATATTGAAAAGAAAAGCCTTGAAGCCCACGTTGAACTGTGCGCCGAACGCTATCGTAACCTTGAATTTCAACTAGCATCAGCTAACACCAGTATCGGTAGTTTAAAAACTATGATAACAGAAGTTCATGAGATGGTTCATGGAATGGCTGCCAAACGCAATGATCAATTGATCGGTTGGGGTATGGGTGTCATTGGATTTCTTATCGCCACAGTGGGGTGGCTACTATCACGTTACGTATTAGCATGAAAGCCAGTCGCAAACTTGCTGCATTGGCAGAAAGAGAACTGCCACGTATCCTTGATCAAGTGATCATTGAGGACGGAGAAAAATACCGTGCATTTGGCAAATACACTATACATCCTAAAGAGGGCTTGTTCCAAGTGTGTGTTAGAGATGACAACATTGGCACATTTTCAGGAACAAAATCCGCCCTGGCCTGGTGCATAGCGGATAATTTAAACCATCTTAATCTAGCTAGACAGATCAAAGAACTAGATCAATCTATTGTAAGATTGCGAAATGACATATATGTGCGGCGCAGCCTAGCTGAGCGCACATCCGGGCACACCTGGGAAAACTTGATCAACAAGACAAGTGCCAGGCAAGAGCAAAGCCAGATTCTAGAAAAAGAACTAGCGAAATGTATAAATTTGGCTAAATACTGGCAACTACGAGGAAACTCAGATGAAACTAAACGAACTGGCCGTAACACGCCCTACACAACAAATCGCTAAAGTATTCGAGGGTCATTTTGATCAACGAGTGCAAATTGATTCGCTGAATCGCAAGCAACTGCACAACATGTATCGCCAAGTGCGCGGTGTGTTGAGCGAAGTGCGGTCGAGCCCTGCTCGCCATCACAGCGAAAAGAATCCAGCTTATCTCAAAATGATGATGATGGAACAAGCATTAGCTGAAAAGATCTACGAAGATGAAATGGCTGCTCAAGGCGGAGCACCAACTGCTCCTGGAATAAATCCTCAACAAAACGCTGCCATGGCAGCTAAACAAAAAGTGGATACTGTTAAGAAACTTGAGACTGATCTTGAAGCAAAGAAAAAAGAAGTTGTTGATTTGCAAAATCAACTTAACTCTGCCAAGACCACTACCACCGTGGCAGAATGGCGTCGTCGTGCTCGAGACGGTGGTTACTATCTCAGCGAGGGTGAAGTGCAACAAGCTCAAGTGGTGTTGGCCGCACAAGACATGGTTGACAAGATGCAAGACATGATCGAAGACAGCACCGAGATGCAATTCAAAGAACTACCAGCCTTGGTTGATAGTATCAAGAATCAGATCGGACAAGAGCAAGCAGCACAATTCAACAATGATGCACAGGCAGCACTGTCGGGATTGGTGCAGAACTTACAAGGTAGCAAACAACAA